AACCTTCTGGTTATCGACCTCGGATATACGGCGCGAGGTATCAAGGGAAAGTAGATCGAATGTTGGCTATTTCGTGTCAGCCACCTCAAACGAACGGCGTTTTTCTGTTAATAAATTCGTGTCGGTTGGCCGATTTCTTATTCCAACCGCCTCACCTCACGGAAGGTTTATCGGATCTGGTCCGTCGCGCTGGTTTCTTTATGAATGCACACCAACTCGGCATACACTCTGAGATTTTCCTGGTAACTGACGGGGTTAATCTGTGAAAGATGGCCAACATCCTGTTACAATCGGTAATACGCCTTTTCACACAACGCAAATATTGATTGAATAGAATTATCTTCTCACAGCACAGGAATGCTTAGCAGACTATCATGATTGACTCATGTAAAGCTAAGTTTTTATACTCATTATGCCTCTATCATACGCCTGCTTTTTTGTGAAGAACCATCTTCTTTTCAATTCCGCATGTCGGCCTAATGGAGGGCTCAACGTCATCATCCGACGAATTTCAAACGAGATGCCACAGGAATTGAGAAGCAAGGCACTTCACCTTACAACATTTAAAATCGGCCTCTACCCATGGGGCGAGACGCCAATGTCTGGCTCACATATCATCATAACTACTGAGGGTCTATACTAAATGCCAGTCATTCAAGCTGGGACGGTTAACAACGCTGCGCTAATTGTACCCGATCTATATGTGGAAATTGTACCACCTCAAAATCTGATACTGAATGGCGTGCCTACAAACGTTCTCGGGATAGTTGGTACGTCAATATGGGGGCCTGTCGGAACACCGGTCATTGTTGGTGCTATGTCTGACTATTACACCAACTTTGGATCTGTTATGCCTCGCAAGTACGACATGGGTACGCAATTAGCCACAGCCGTGCAGCAAGGGGCACAGAACTTTCGATGTGTCCGGGTCTCCGATGGAACTGACACGTTTGCGTCGGCGAATGTTCCGGGCACTGGTTTAACCATCACCGCTCTTTATACTGGCTCTCTGGGCAATCGCGTGACAGTGACGATCCAACCCGGTTCGCTGCTGTCGAGTTGGACGCTGATCGTTAAGCTTCCAGGTATTCAACCCGAAGTCTTTAACAACATCACCGGGAGCACCGGGGCCTTTTGGCTGTCACTCGCAGCAGCCGTCAATACCGGCGCGGGTGTCCAACGATCGGCATCTCGCCTCATTACCATCCAACCAAACGGAAATACGAGTACTCCAACAAACTTCTCGGTAACTCTCGGTAATGCGACCGTTGGATCGGACGGAGCCGCTGGCATTACACCGAGCCAGCTTGTTGGTCAGGACGACAGCTCTCGCACCGGCATGTATGCTCTGAGAGGGCAGGGGTGCGGATTGGTGGTGCTTGCCGACGCCGATAATCCCGAGACCTGGTCCAATCAGGCCGAATTTGGCCTTGACGAGGGAGCTTATATGATCGCCACCGGGCCAGCTGGCGATACAATTTCGAACGCGGTAGCGGTCAAGCAATCTGTTGGTCTGGATTTTTATTCGACCAAGCTGATGTTCGGTGACTGGCTATGGTGGTCGGACCAAACGAACGGCCTGATTCGCCTTGTGTCCCCGCAAGGATTTGCCGCCGGCCGCCTGGCGAACCTGTCACCCGAACAATCAAGTCTGAATAAGCAACTCTTTGGCGTTATTGGTAGCCAGACTTCAGGACAACCACAGTCCGGAGAGACACTAACATATTCTTCGGCGGACCTGGCTACCCTCTTTAGCGCGGGAATCGACGTGATCTCGAATCCTCAACCGGCCGGATCATTTTGGGGGGTGCGAGGTGGCATAAACTCCTCGTCAAATGCCACGATGAATGGGGATAACTATGTCAGACTTACAAATTTTATCTCGCAGACCTTATCCGCCGGCATGGGTCAATATGTTGGCCAGGTTATAACGGCAAGCTTGTTTCAGAACATTCGTGGAACGTTGCTATCCTTTCTACAAAATATGCTGGCCAAGGGACTACTCGGTTCGACGGATGGAGCGCTTCCATACAGCGTGATATGCGACGTTTCCAATAATCCGCTAAGTATGACAGGCCTCGGGTACGTGCAAGCAAATGTACAGATCCAGTACCAATCAATCAACGAGATATTCATTATAAGTCTCGAGGGAGGACAAACTGTCCAAGTAGCGATGCAGACATTGCCAACCGGTCAACCGGGTCAATAGGAGCACGATAATGGCGATTTCAGTCTTCTCGGTAGGGCGGGATACTCAGTTGGTCGTGATCGGACCATCCGGACAAATAACCCTGAACCACGTTACGGGGTTTGATAGCCATCAGGTCACCCAGTCAGTTCGAATAAATCGATTAGATGGAAATCAATTGGGACTGGAATTACCAAAAGGATGGGAAGGAAGCTTTGAACTAGAACGCGGTGATTCTGTTGTTGAGGACTTCATCGCTACTACCGAGCAAAGTTATTTCAATGGAACCGTAAACACAGTAAGTTCAATGTATCAATATGTTTCCGAAATAGACGGTTCTACATCAACCTATCAATACAACTCTGTCGTCTTCCATCTCTCAAATGCCGGCCAATGGCGAGGGGACGCCGCGGTTAAGCAAAAGCTTGAATTCTTCGCCTCACGGAGGATGCGGATGTGACAACGCCAACGGATTTTATCCTCGCAAACGCCTGTAAGACAGTTCAGATTCGCGATTGCACGGGTCGGAACCTTACCGTTCGGCGTATCAACGCTATCGATCGTCTGCGGCTACTGAAGGTTGCTGGACCTGATTTATCCCAGAATGATGCGTGGCTAAATATGGCGGCCTTGACACTTTCGCTCGTAGAAATCGATGGAATTCCCCGTCCGGCCCCTATAAATGAGCGTCAGATTGAAACTCTTGTTACCGAGCTTGGTGACGACGGCCTTCGGGCAGTAGCTCAGGCGCTGAGTGAGAATGACGAAGCACAATTGTTGTTCAAAGGATCGCCGGAGGGAAACGCCGTGGGCACGTCTGTCTGATGGAGTGCCTTTATCTCCTTCGGAATGGCGTGCCCTTCGATATAGCGTTCTCAATCTCAGATCTGGATAGATGGCACTTTTATTACGCCTTACAGCAATTAGACCAAACTTGCTAGGCAACGCCGCCGCCAATCGACGGCCCTCCCACATCTGATGATCATCATCAGAACAAGCGTTAAGATTGCAAGTCCTGGTCAACCCAGGGCGTCTCGCCAATTGAAGCACCGGACCTCGGCGATACCTCGCCCGCGAGGGGTTTGCCGCATCCCGGAAGTTCAATAGCTGACACGGAACATACTATCGCGGGGCGGCGAATTCCTCGATTCACAAGCGGTCTGCTTACGGGAGCTGACCGATGTGCCGTAGCGGACTACGCGACGACCCAAGGGACCGGGTTACCACAGGTTGCCGGGGCCACCTGGCTCAGTTGGGGCGACTGTGTCTGTTACCGCGCCGGTATTCTCCGGTGAAATCGGCCGGAGCGCTTCGGTGACCGGAAGAATGTTCACCGTCTCTTCAGCCGCTGGACGGCAATCGATGTCTTAGAAACGGTTTCCAGTATCTGACCTCCTACGCTAACGATAAATACGCGATGACCCACAACACCATCCTCAGGTTAAGCCTAAGCATGTGCGTCCATCTGCACAGTGCCTGCGCCAAAAAGAGCAGTGCGGACCAGACGACCGGACGGCCGGGCCGCTGAATGGGAATCACAATCCGTATCTTCGTTGGTCCGAAGATCTGGCGATGCACCTACCTGACGAGGGGTATGCTCAGCGTCCAAAGTTTTTGGCGAGGTGCAGAGGTGGTTTCCCGGCCAGATCCTTCGGTTGGACTCACCTCAAATCATGCAGCCCGGGGATCGTATCGGGTGTTGTGCGAAAGTCTGGACGCCGATCAGCTCTATCGATCGAAGTTGAATATATAACGTATCGGACGGAATGATATCCACCCAGGAATAATAGACATGTCGACCTCTCTGCTAATGTTGGGATCGTTCTCATTTGAGGGTCTTGAGGCGCCAGAAAGCATTCTTCTAAAAACAAAACATCGGCTTGTCGTCCATCGCTTGGGCTCCGGCTCTTCGTCAATAGATTCCCTCGGCGAGGATACTGAGGTTGTAAGTTTTCGAGGAATTTTCACCGGGACGAACGCCACTGCTCGGAGCCGCATGATTGAACAAATTCGATCACAAGGCACTCCTGTTAATCTGACATGGAACTCTAAGACATTGTCAGTCGTGATACGAGACTTCGAACTCAACTACTCCTCGAATCAGTGGATAACCTATAAGCTCTCCTGTTATGCTGTAAATTCATATAATGACGGTGTAGTGATTTCGACAAATGGGGCATTTGCGTCGGCGGATACTCAAATAAACGACATCGTCAGCTTGCTACAAAATACCGGAATAAGCCCGACATTTGATCAAATCACAGCAATCAATGAGCTCGCTACGCTAGATTTTGACGTTGCGCCTGCTGGCGCCCTTCAAACGACACAGGCGCTATCTGATTCGATTGACAGTCAACTCACGAGCGTATATCAGATATCTCCAGTCAACGAGGGTGGCCCATTGGAATTTCCTCACGCCGAAGCGAGTTCGCTGATCGAAACGGTCTTGAATGCCGGTCAGGTAGCGGCTCTTATGCTCGCTCGCTACCGCTTGACATGCATCTCCGTAAGCGCGGAAGCCATTGATCAACCATGATTCAAACCGTCTACGCACAGTCGGGGACAACGCTGTTCCACATTGCATCTAATTCTCTCGGCGATGCGACTCAATGGTTTCGGATAGCATTAGTCAATCAGATTCGGGACCCGTTCTTACATCAATCTATGACTTTGAAGCTACCACCCTTTCGGGCTGAACAGAGGCACGGAAGTGACAGATAGTCTTGATACACCATCCCTCAAAAGTCCGAGGGTGAGTGCCCAGCTCAATGGCGTGACCGTCGACTCGATTTTGCATATTGATATGACTTTCGCCGGCTCTAATAAGAGTTCCCAATTCGAACTAACCATAGGCATCGACGACAGATTGCAGACTGACCAGTGGTTGAATCCGTCGGTGGGCAGAGTAGCGGTAACCGTCTTTATGCATTGTCAAAAGTACGATAACGACAGCGTTATATTCCAAGGGTTGGCAGACGGCATAGCATTCGACCCCATAAATCGGGTGGTTCGCGTTCAAGGACGTGACTATTCTTCGGTCTTGATCAACTCTGGTTATCAGGACTCATTTTGTAATCAGACCGCGAGCGATATCGCCTGTCAGATCGCTCAACGTCACGGATTCGACCAAGACATCGCAATGACGTCGACAATGGTCGGAAGTTATCAGTCAAGCAACTACAATAAGGTGTTACTGAATGCGCACTCTCGTACTACCAGTGAATGGGATATTCTTACACAGTTAGCAACCAGTGAACAGTTCGAATTTTTCGTTAGTGGTACAACGCTCGTATTCGCGCCATTAGCATCTTTGCGAACGAATAACTGGACGATAACACACAGCGGCGTTAAAAGCATTAGATTTCACAAGAATTGTCCATTGTCGGACCAAACGAGCATCGTTGTTAAGAGTTGGAATTCCTGGTTAAATAAAATGCTGACCTATACCAGCCAACAATCTTACAATCGGGTTGGCCCTGGCACTGGAAACTTAAACAGCGATCTGGCTACCGAAATTGCAATTATCAGACCGAATCTGACCTCGCAGGGTACCGAAGTATTCACTCAAAGATACTCAGATCAGCTAAGTCAGCAAAGACTAGTGGTCGAATTCGACTTGCCGGGCAACATGTCATTGGCTCCTCGCGACACAGTTACAATCGATGGCAATGGTGCAGGCTTTGACGCAGACTATTTAGTGAAGTCCGTGCACTGGCGTTACTCTTCGACAGGTGGATTCACTCAGTCCGTTCGGGGATTTGCCATGGCGTCCACCTCTCCAACTCCGGCCGAGGCAGCCATTTCGTGAGATGAATGAGTTTTTCGACTTGGTTAACCTTGCGTCAAGCCGCGTGCTTGCAACGTCCGCGCAGCCGCGGATCGGCATTGTTTCATCATCGGATTCTACAACGGCGACAGCGAAAGTGCTGCTGCAGCCAGAAGGGGTATTAACGGGTTGGTTACCGGTATTAACGCAATGGGCTGGTCCTGGTTGGGGTTTGTCGTGTCCTCCCAGTCCAGGCGATCAGGTACTTATCATTCCTCAAGAGGGTGATGCACAGCATGGTCTGATCGTTGGCCGCTTCTTTTCTAATATGGTCCGGCCACCTCTGGTAGAACCCGGGGAGGTAATCATCAGACATCAATCAGGTTGTTCGTTCCGATTGAGTAATTCAGGTATCGTCGCCATTGAAGGTGATTTGCATGTCTCGGGTGACGTCTATGACACCCACGGTTCACTCAGCAAATTGCGGAATGATTATAACACTCACATTCATAACACCCAAAACGGCCAGGCAACCACCGTGCCGCTCACATTGGACTAACATGTAATGATTGCGCTCGTTTGTGACTGGGGAGGTGACCTTTCTGTCGGGCCCAGTGGTGACATCGCGGTATCACCGATCCAATTGGAGACCCAGCAGCGTATCGTAAGGCGATTGCTGACAAACCCCGGCAGTTACATCTGGCACACGAGCTACGGTGCCGGATTGGGCAATTATGTTGGCGTGCCATACTCATCGGATACTATTGAAAATACAATCCTGAACCAACTTCTGCATGAGCAACTTGTTGTGACGACACCACCTCCGGCAGTTCAGATTAGTCAATCACCGGGAGGGGTATTTTCAACGACTTC